TGAATTTTGTTAGCGTTCCATTGAGCGGTCCCAGAGCCGACTTGCGTATGCGTAACCGCATGAGGGTTTGTCGTGGTATCTGCAATATGGTTTGTTGAAGCTGTGATTGCAGTATCTATTTGAGCGTGTGTATTTGTTCCTATATTAGTTATGTTCAAATGACTAATACTTGCTTCCGTAAAGTGAATCGTAGTATCGTCAATATGCGTATCTATTTCAGGATGTGTGTAAGTCCCGATATTTGCTAAAGCTTCGTGATCGGAAGTGCTTATTGAAACTCTATCTATTGTCTCGCTTCGCCAATCAATGTAATCATCTCCATCATCTGTTGAAACAACTTTAGCATTAACAGCGCTCGCCATTCCTGTGTTAGTTTGAAAAATAATTGTTGCTATTGGTCTAATTTCAGGAAACAAAACATCATTTAAAATCAGTGATTTAACTTCTACTAAAGCGCCAGCCCTTGCAAGTTTTTTTGTGCTATATTCATCTTGACCCATAATTGCAATCATAGGTTTGTCTTTTTCAGTCGTTGCAAATACATGACATAAAACAAAATCATTATTAGTTGCTTGCGTTAACTGCCAAGCTCCGCCCGTATATTCGTTCCAAGCTAGTCTTGTAGCTGTAGTTCCGTCAAAAGTTCTAACTGAAAAACCAGCTTCAGTATGTTTTTGCCATTCAGCACTAGCACCAAGCATATAGTAAATTGGAAGTCCCGTTGTTGAAGCTACTGTGCTTATTGCTTGGTACAAATCTTCATCTGATACTGATCCTGCATCTATTCCAAACTGTGCATCTTCCGTAGCACCGCCACCGTCTACTGACATATCTAATAAAGCTAATCCTGAAAGATATCTTAAGCCTTCTAAAAAGTGTAAGTAAGCATGTGTTTCTGGAGACATGTTTTTACCATGTCTTTCTTCACCAAAATAAATCAAAGTTGCTTCTGAAAGATCCCAATAAAGTATAGAAACTATTGCTTTAGTTCTTATTACTTGACCCGTATCACCAGCACTAGGGTTAACTGCTTCACTTATTGTATCACCATCATAATATATAACATGTATGCCTTCAGTGTTGGATATCGCAATTGTATCACCTGTAGAAGTGTATTTAACACCTGCAACCCAATAATCAAAACTTGTTACTGTAGGTTGTATTGAGAAAGTTAATGTCCCATCTGTAAAAGACATTGTGCTATCTGTTTTATTCTCAAAACCGTTTTGATCCCATTCAGTTCTAGTTAAAGCCCCCGCTATATGGGCGTCTATATTTAAGTGTGTTATTGTTCCGCGATTAAGTATTTTAGTGTGGTCAACCCCGGCTAGCAACTCAGACGCGGTTATCTTCATTGTGGTATTCGTAGCTAAGTTAACTATAGCGAGTGGGTCCGTAGGTTGGGCTGAACTATACGGGTCCAGCTCGGTAATCTTTATTCCTCTGGCCATTTATACCCCTATATTTGAACTACCCTGAGTCATCATAGACGAACACCCTTGAGTTAGCAAAGTGCCGGCAGTCCCCATGCCATTAGCGTTACCCGAAGGCCCGTGCCCCGGCATAAAGAAGTTCAAATTGAAAACTATTTGCGGTGTTACCCTGTGCTTGCCCTCAGCGGTTTCAGCTAATACGTTTCCCCTTATGGTTTCCGCAACTTTGTCAGTTAACATACACATTACGCAACCCCCGCGCCGCCTTCTTGGTCAGCTTGCACGTAGTCTAACATGCTATCTTGACCCATTGGCGTTTCACTCATTGTTTTAGCACCTTCAACCATCGCCGCCGCATCTTCTTTCTTCTGCTGCTCCGCTTGCTGTTCAGCTCTTTGTCCCCTTATTTTCTCAACATCGGCGTCGCTTCTAACTATCTCAGGGGGCGCACCTATCATAGACGCGTATTTATCGACACTTTGGTCGGCGTCAAGTTTGTCTAGTATCTCGGGATTAACTTCAGACATACCCATTACAAACCCGACTACTCTTTCAATCTTCTCCGTATCAACTGCTTTCTGCGCTGCGGCTAATGTAGAAACATATTCTATTTCCAAATCCACTCCCTCCAACTCCTCTGGAGGAGGCGGAAGCATGCCCCTATCGTTAAGCATATCGAATACCTTATTAACTATCGGGTCAAGCATTTCTACTTCCAAACGCTCTAATACTGGCCCTAGCATCAAAAGCTTTTCCTCGTGACGCTCAGCAACTTCCGTAGCTGTCATTCTTTTGTCAGTTCTTAGCACAGACAAAAACAAGTCCGAATAGAAAGCTGATTGTATGCGCTGTTCAACGTTTTGTATTTCAGCTGAAACACCCGGTATATTCATCTTAACTTGATATGTAGGGGCAAAACCACTTTGGGCTTCAACGTAGTTAATCCCGCCCGGGACAACTGTTCCCCCCTTAGCTTTCAAATCGGGTGTTGCATTCATAGCCGGTGTAATTTCCTTATCCAAAGCTTCTAGCTTTTTAGCTTCCATATCTTGAAGCATCTTAATGTCGCCTAACGCTGTCATAGCGGGGCTTATACCATAAGTATCCGTAGCTTTAACTTTCCAACGTGGAACTACAAAAGGTTTTGTTCTATACCCCTTACGCCTTAGCAGCTTGTCAGGGTCGCCCTTTGTTTCAAAATAAACTGATTCATATTCCATTCCACTCATATCAAGCTTACCGTACTGCACATTCTCGTTAGGCTCAATTGCGTGAACTACTTCAAACCTATACTCCGGTTTATTGTTCATTAGAGCATTTATAACTTTTTCCGATAGCGCAGTTTCCCCAAATTCATCGTACATTTGTTTAGCTGTCATTGAGAAGTGCCGATAAAAAGCACTTGTCATAAGCTCGTGGTCTAGCGTTACGTAGTATTCACCAATAGTGAAACTACGAAAACGCGCAAACTCCATTAACGAGTCCTCGATTAGTAAAGCACCCGTTCCAAAAGCCCCATGTTCTTCATATGTACTGTGTATTGAGTTGTAAAAGTTGGTCCTAGCAAAAGTGTATAGCATTATAATCTTAACTTCAAACAGCCATGTCTTTACCGGCGCAAACTCCATCAAATTAGTGTCCGGTGTAGCTAGCGTAAACCAAGGTCTTGAGGGAGAAGTTAAACCCCCCTGCATACCAGCCGCCAAAGTTCTTAACGCTTCCTCCGCTGTACCGTTTATTATTGTACCACTATTATCCGCCCCACGTTCCTCAACGGTCTTATCGCTTTGGCTAACCAAATAGCGCCCAGAATCAGGAAGCATGTGGTCAACTATGTCTTTCCAGCGTTTTCTGTAAACGCTAGCGTCATCATATAAACCCCTCAACCGCTGCTTATACCTGTGAGTTACCGGCTGGTGTTTGTACATCTGTTCTAGCTTACTAAGTGGCTTTTCAACTTTCATATTATTGCCCCAATAATGTTTTGTTTTTTACCCCGGGTCCGTTTGTTAGTCCTTGGCTACCCGTTATCAACGTTGACCTTTGACGTCTTCGTTTACTCTCTTCTCTACCGCCAACAGAAGCAGCCTGAAAACCGCTACCGTATAGCCCTTTAGGCGCTTGTGGTCCTTCATTACCCCCCGTTAGCCTATACAAATCCCGGTTGGTGTGCTGATCTTTCATCCACTCGTAGTAGTCGTCCCCAGTACGCCCCCCAGCATATTGATTATAAAATTCGTCATAAGTCATATCGTGGGACGATGTAATGTCCTGAATCCATTGGCTCATGTTTACATCTTTTTTACCCTTGCGCTTTTGCCCGCCAACGACGTAGTTATCATCATACCCAGAAACGCTCAGTAAAGCTCTACCACTAGCAGTGGAGTTAAGGTCGTTCTTGTTTTCTTCTGATCGTTCAAAACCCATAATAAAAACCCCCTGCAATTATATTATATGCTAACTATAGATTGAACAACTTATATTTTTTAATTATTTTACTATTAACATTTGACCCGTCCCCAAAGGGTGTATACTTTCCCTTAACCATGTCCACGTTATGTATTAGGTCCCTTATATTGTTAGGGTCAGGACGGGACTTCACGGGTTGCGCAAATGTAAGCGCAAAGGCGTCACCCAAATCCGGGGAAGCCAAACCGCGCTTTTTCATGTCCTCTTTTCGCTCCAACTGTATCGCGCCCTTAAGCGTCATGTGATACTGCGGAGCGGTCAAATCGTCATATAAGTCCGTTTTCTTGTCCAAAGCCCCACCAGCTTTTAGCCAATCCAATATTCCGCCCCACATTTCGGCCCGCTTATTGTAGTATTTAGGGCTATTACTTACTCCACCAAAGTAAGTAGCAACAGGACTTCGACCCAAAGCACGAAGCTGATCGATAGTCCCAGCGCCCATACCAGCGTCAACAAAAGTAGCGTCCGTATCATACTTATCCTCAAAAACGGCTACAACTCCAGCCAAGTCCACGCTATCAATTTCGCGCTTCTCGAACAACAGTTTGGCCGCCAGCCCTTGCCGAACGTATATAGCGCTCCTATCATCCCCGTACCATGCGACATCAACACCAAGTATCTTGGGTGCAAAATCAAACTGGGATTTCATAATATGTTTACCCTGCGCCGCTTCAACCAAGTCCCCCGGTATTAACTGCATAACGGAAGCTCGTGGGAATTGCCCAAGTACTCTTACACGAACAAAATCACTGTCTAAGCCGTAATCTGCAATCCACTCAGCGAATAGTTCCTTGTTGGTCCCCTCAACGTCCCTAGAGTCAATCTTGTTAGTAATCCAACGATGCTTTTGCTTGCCAAACGATTGACGAAAAAATCCGGTGTTCCGCGTCGGATTACCAAACATGAACATCATTGGTTCACCATCAGTCAATCCACCTTGGGCTACCTTAAATATTTCCTCCGATATTGCGCTGGCTTCATCAAACAAATAAAACGGCGTACTATTAGCAGCATGCAACCCGGCAAATGCTTCAGAATTTTCTTCCCTATTGGTCAAAGCATCACAACGCCACGTCGCCGGGTGCGCGGTATTCATTAAATTCATGTTACCCTTGGAAGCGTTCAACGTGAACAACGACTTAGTAACACTCATATTGTGCCATTTAGCAAGCTCAGCCCATGTTTTGGTCTTTAACTGATCGGACGTGTTGGCTGTTACAACACCCTTGGCAAACGGTCTTGTATCCATAATGAATTTAATTATCCACGCGGAAACGCAGGACTTGCCAATCCCATGCCCCGATGCCGTGGAAAACATTATCGGCGCTACGGGCATGATACCATCAAACCCACGCTCCCTTATCTCATACCCCCATTGTTTTAAAAACACTTCTTGCCAAGCCCGG